GCCGTCTGCAAGCCAGTCACGTCGCTCACGGCGTGAGAGTGGGCCGATGGTGCGAAGGTGCTTGGAATCCCAGAGAGGCCCGAGTATGCGATTGAGCCTTGCGAGTGAACGTGGTCAGCCCGCGCCGCTGACAGGGCTGTTCCTGCGCTGGCTGTGCCGAGCGGCTGCGGCGTCTCGTCCGCGAGGTTGACGATACCCGCTGGGCCTTGCGGACCAGTGGCACCAGTCGCGCCGGTGGCACCGACAGGCAGCACGAGGTTTAGCGTCTGGCTGGGCGATGATCCGGTGATGGTCGCCGACGCCGAGCTGCCGCTCGACACGCTGCCGATCGCCAAACTGTTTGCAGGCCCAGCAGGACCAGTCGCACCAACGCCGCCCTGTGGGCCTTGGCTTCCGGTCGCACCAGCTGGCAGGACGAGGTTTAGCGTCTGCGTTGGAGCCGTGCCGGTGATTGTCGCCGCTGCAGTGCCGGTCGTGACAGTGCCGATCGCCAGGCTGTTGGAAGGGCCTGCCGGTCCTGTTGGCCCCGTGGCGCCCGGAGCGGCAGACGGCGACACCGTGACGGCGATCGTGTCTCCGTTTGTCGCGGTGACGTTCGGGCCAGACTGCCCGTTGACGGTAACGGTAATACTCACGGGATCCTCGCGGTGAACGTGCCAGACAGCACCGTGAGCGTCATGCCAGCCGTGTCAGTCCAGCGAAAATACCAGCGGTATCCGACGGCAGGGTTGAGCGCGGCTGTCTGCGTTTCCGTCAGCCCGATATTGACCGTTCCGCCTGTCCTCGAGATCGCCGAGACTGTGGGCGAGACGGCCGTGGCACCGACGGTGTAGGCCCCGCTGCCGATCGACCCGTCCGGGTTGCCGTAGGTCGGGACGTAGACTTTCGACTCAAACGTGTAGCCCGTCAGGTTCGTAGGCGTAGCCGACGATCCCGAGCCGGTCGCGAACGCCAGGGCCAGGTTGAGCTCGTCGCCGACGACGAACTCAATCGACATGTCAGCCGGGGTCTGGACGAACGCTGTGGCCACGCATGAGCTCCTGCGGTGGGTCTAGGCTCTGAATTGTGGCTGTGGGCGTTGATCGTTGAAGTCTCGCCTAGCTTCCGCCAGCGGCTTTCCGGGCGTTGCTGATCGCCCGCCGCACGAGCAGCCGTCCAGCCAGATAGAGGAATGGCAGCCCGCGGGCCTCTGCCTGCTCTCGGAGCCAGCCGACGATCGTGTCTAGGTTGGCCTCGCACCACTCGACGCCCTGGCGGTCCATCTCAGCGGCACGAGCGTTGCAAGCACAGTCTGGGCTGGCTGTGATGCCGACCTTGGAGAGGAGCTTTTTGAGTTCAGTTCCGGGGCCATTGGTGGGCTGGGCTGGCGGCTCGGGCAGCCGCGAGGCTCGCGGGTACGCCGGATGGTCGACGTCAATCGTCCACTCGTCGCCGTCCTGGCTGACGACGCACGGAAGCACCTCGTCGAGCGTGTATCCACGCTCGGTGCAACGGGCCTCAAGGTGTGAGCGGTTGGTGGTGATCATGGGAGTGGGTTGCACGGATTAGGGCTGCACGTTGTGCCCACGCCCTTGAACGTCTTCCCAGCCCCCTGGCACTGACACTGCGGCGTCACGCTGCACGTGGTGCCGTTGCAGCACGCGCCCTCCTTGCAGGCCTCGTTGCACTCTGCCTCGGTTTTGTAGGCAGTCCGAAACGGAGGCCGCTTGTCGCCAGTTGGTGCCACCTGCTTGCACGGCATCACGACACCCCCGACACAGATGCCTTGAAGCTAAAATTTGCAACGTTCATATTGTTCGACGGGTCTGCACATAAACCATTCACTTTAGCCGGCGTCGAATAGGAACCGTCGCGCGCAAGGCATGGCGTACCAGTCAGAGCTGTGCCACCACCGTTTATGTTTTGCCCAGACAGTGAAATAATCGGCAGTGTAGGAACGTCATCGATCCAGATTTGATACACAGTAATTTTCACACCGCCGGGAGTGTCTGCCACCCAGATTTCACAGCACGCATCAGCACCTGAAGGATGGAGCATTGTGTACGTGCCGTTTATCGATGGATTGAATAGCGAAGGATTGTCGGACGTAAAGTCTGTGATAACTATTGACACAGACGACAGCCCGCAGTCGCACGACCAACAGTACCAATCAACACCGCAGCACGGACTGCAACTTGCTCCCAGCATTAGCCGCACTCCGCAGCGATCAGAATCCACTCACCGGCAACGTAGGCGATCGCGCACGCCTTACTTCCGGTGCCACCTACAGTGGCAAAGTAGTTCTTCACGCCGGCGTAGGTCACGCTGGAGAGCGTGGCGTCCGTCACCGTCTTCGTGCTTCCCTTATTCCACGGGGCGGTGAACGTGCCACGGACCAGGGCGTCGTCGCCGGCGGCAGACTGTCTGCCTGCTGCCGCGATCGAGCGGTCGCCCTTCTCGACGGCCACGACGGCGCGAGCGATCCGCTCGGCGGCCTCCGGCGTGAAGGCCACCTTCCGCCCAGATTGTCGCGGAGGCTTTGCCATTAGCCTGGCGTCCCAAAGACGGAGAAATCGGTCTCTTGGTAGAGCTTGAACGTGAGCGCGCTGGGGGCAGAGCCGGCATCCTTAGCCACGCCGTTGATAAGTGCCACGGGCGATTTGACGGGCTTCTTGTCAGCCCCCAGCACAGCGGCCCGCTTCGTGCCAGACGAAGACGGCGTTCCGTCGCTCGTAACAAGCTGATTAAACCCCACGTCCCATGGCTTGTAGTCCCACGTCTCCTCGCGGTAGCAGAACTCCCACGTGGTTTCCCAGTAAGGCTTGGTCGTGTCGTCCGAGCTCGAGGTGGCCTCCTTCTTGGAAGCGCCCCTGAACGCCACCTTCCACGTCCTGGCCGGCGAGCCGTTCCACGTCGAGCTGTTGACCGTGTTGGATTGCGCCTTAGCAATCGGAGACCACGCCAGGTCTGAGTAGCACTTGGTCAGGTTGAGCGTGAACTCGCTCGACTCGCGCTCGGCACCCTCAAGCGGGTCTTTTGCGGAGTTGATGATCTTGCCCCCGTCCTTATCCTCAAAGACCGGGATGGTGATCGTCGTGCCGCTTCCGGACCAACTGTCCTTCGGCATGCCGGTAGCAGGGTCAGGCGTTTTTTCGACCGGCGGAATGTAGTAACGCACGGTGATCGACCACATCATCCCGTCGCCGCTCTCCTCTGTGCAGTCGAACTCCATGGCCTTGTGGCTGGCGAAGTCTGGATGGCCAGCACCAAACACAATGCCAGGAGCGCGAGAGATCAGCGTCCGCGGAGTCAGCGGCGAGTCGACACGCACGATCCACCGTCTGGTGAACGTGAACGACTCGCCAAACTTGCCGCTCACGCCAGTGCCGCGGGCGGTTTCCAGACAGGCAACGACTGTCATGCGTCACGCTCCCATAATGCCGACTGTTTCCATGCCGTCGCCTTCGGAGACGGCATCGCGGATCTGCTCGAGCACGCCGAGCTGCTGCTCCTGCACGTCGTCGCCCGTACTCCGCATCAGGCGGAACATCTCGGCCATGCCTTCCTTTGACCGGCTGTCTGTGCCCTTGAGCTGTTGGGTTGAGGCCCCGACAGGCTCTGCCGCTGGCTTCTGCGGAACCGTTGTTGTCGGCGCCACGTTCTTTGTGGCGGCGGCGTCGCGAGAGGCCCTCGCCGCGTCTGCAAGAATTGTTGAAATCGGCCCCTTCAATGCAGCAGCACCGACGGACCCTTTGTCACCCATGCCGACAACATTGAGCGCGCTGTTGGCTGCCTTGCCACCGGCCGCTTCGGCCTCTCGGGCGAGCTTCCCAGCGGACGCTTCCATCGATTTCCCAAACTCAGCCCAGCCAGACCCAACAACAGCTTGCGGCAGTTCAGCCAGCAGCCCAGCCCAGCCGGCAACCGACTGCATTAGGATCACGCCAATGCCCTTGAACACCGCCTCGCCCGCGTACCATACTGCCTGTAATGCCGAGCCGGCCGCGCTGAAAAGAGAAGTCACACCACCGAACTGCTCGACGACCGTGGACACAAACTCCCAGACAGACGTCAGGCCCGAGATGATCGAATCGGCCACCGTAGCGAAAAACTCAGCACCGGCGATGATTCCCTCGCCGATGAACTGTCCGATGTTTGCGCCTCCAATTCCTCCAATGAGGTTGGTAAACGTGTCGGTGACACCCTGCAGGGCAGGGGCAAGGTAGGCCACGACCTGGCCAACGACGCCTTGAACGGCTTGGTACGCTCGCGTGAACGCGTCGTTCATCCCCTCGACGGCCACGCCCTGCTCGTCTGTCAGTGCCAGTCCGAACCGCTCGGCCTCTTCTGTTGCTTTACGGATTGATCCGGCGCCGCCCTCAAACAGCGGCAGCAAGTCGGCACCACTTTTGCCAAGCAACTGAATAGATGCCCTGGCCCTCTCGGCTGGAGTAGGTAACCCAGCGATTGCGTCTGCCATCATCTTAAAACGCTCTGCCGGCGTTTTGTTCTGGAGCTGGTCGACAGACAGCCCGACGCCAGCTATGGCTGACTGGGCCTGCTTGGAGCCTTGTGCGGCCTTGACGAACGCCACGTCCGCCTTTGTAGCCGCCATTCCAATCTGATCCATCGACACGCCAGCCAGATCGCCAGCAAGAGCTAGCCCCGAGAGCTCGCCGTAGGTCATTCCGAGCCGCCGGCTGAGCTTGCTTGTCTTGTCTATCGTCTCCGATTGGGCAGAACCCATATTCACCAACGACATGGCGGCATCTCTCGCCGCTGACGCCACTTGGCCGAACAGCTTGGCACCCTGAATCGCCATGAGCGTACCCATTTTAGAACGCAGCGATGCAACGTCGGCAGACAGCTTTTTAAAAGACGCAGAAGCCTCGTTGACGCCAGACTTGAGGCCTGCGGTGCTGGCAGAGAACACAGCGGATACTTTTCCGATCGTCGCCACTATTCGCCCTTCTGCATTTGCTCTCGGAATGCTGGGATCTTCATGAGCTCACGTCTCAGTTCTTCCTCGGTCTGCGGCTTGTCTCTGTAGCTAGGCAAGAATCGCTCCTCGGCCTCCGGGTCTGGCTTCGCGCCCATTCCGGCCGCAGCTGTGAGTGACGTCCTGGCGGCCATCCGCCACTTGTCTCCAAAAGGCTCGACACGCCAATAGGCCATCCACTTCCTCAACTGCCGCAGCGTCAGCCGCCGCTTCCATCCCTCCGGGTTTGGTATTCCGAGCTCGAGGGCCAGCCTGTAGACGAATACGTCGTCCGGCCGGCTCCTCAGTTTTTTTCGAGTTCCTCAATTTCCTCGTCGGTGATCGACAGCAACTTCTGGCCTGCCTGCCAGATCTCGTGCATAGCCCGCGCGTTCTTCTTACCCAGCTTGGCCACGTCTGCGTCGGTTGTGAACAGCCGCGTGCCTTGCTCATCGCACAGCAGCAGGCTTGCCAGCTTCGCCCGCCAGCTCGCACGCTTGCCTTGGTTTGTGCTGCAGTAGATCTCCCACTCGTCGCGGATGTCTGCGGTCGGGTCGAGGAGGTAAACCTCGCGCCCCCATGCCTTGACGTGCAGCTTCTGCGGCGGGCGGATGTCGTCGATGCCAAGAATATCTTCTGCCAGTCCCATGTTGTTTCCTTACGCGTCAAACCCCGAGAACTGAAACACAGCCGCCCACTGGATCAACTCGCCCCTGGCAAACTCAGCGTCAAGCGTTTCAAGAAACGCCTGGCCGCTCAGAGCCGCGTCCGAGCCCCACTCAAACGACAGAAAGCCGGGGCCTCCGATGTCGTTTCTTGCAAGGTCTGGCGAGCCTAGAAAACGAGCCGTGATCGTGCCGGGCTCAATGCTCGTCACGTTGTATTGCTTGAGCACGCGAGCGTTCTGGCCAAAGCCCGCGACGGGGGACCGCATGCTCGTAACTTCGTGTTTGTTGCCGACAGCAAACGACGGCGCGACGTTCTGCAAGACGCCAAGCTCGACGCCGTTGAAATAGAGAATTGCGCCCTGACTGTTTGGGATATTCGGCACGGGTCACCTCCCGGCCGATCAGGTGCCGGTCAGCTTGAACGTGGCATTTCCCATGATCAGCTCGCCGACAGCCGCAGTCAGCTCAAAGTCTTCACAGACTGCGGTGCCGCTGATGCCGAGAGTCGAGCACGTGATCGCGGCGGCAGTGCCGCGGGCAGGGGCAGTCGTGCCCATGTATTCGCAGGTGATCTGGTCGCCGTCGACCAGCGGTGCGACCTGCAGGATGCGAGTCGATCCGGCGGTCGCCGAGAGAGGCGTGACGTCGATGTACGCCGCCGTACGTTTGACCTTCACGTTCTTGGCGACAAACGTGACGCTGTTGAAACTGAACGTCGTTCCCTGTGAATCAGCAACTGCCGGCATGGCTACTCCTCCCAGCGGATCTGGTACGTGTGTTCGACCGTGTACGTTGGCTTGTCCTGCCCGTCGAGATAGTCCGGCGAGCCGTCGCGCTCCTCAGTGATCAGGCACTCGCGAATTGTCACGCCGTTGGCGGTGCCGTTGAAGTTGTGCATGGCAGAGCGGACGGAGTCAGCCAATGCCTTTACCGACGAGTACGTGGAGGCGTATATCAGCACAGAGAACGTCGCCGACGGGTTGACTGTCAGCGGAGGCGCCGCTGGCATGGTCAGCTCACGCTGCGTCGATGTGCGGCCGTAAATGGCATATGGCAGGGCGGCACTCTCGGGCGCCTCCATCGGCCACGCCAGACAACCGCCCGCGGCCTCAATCGCAGCTTTGAGCCACTGCTCTGGGTATGGCATCTATTTCCTTCCTGGGTTCTTACCGGCTGCCAGTTCTGCCGCAGCCTTCTCGATCCCAACGGCCAGCTCGGTCGTCAGCCTGGCCAGCGAGACGTTGTCGTACTGCTGGTGGAACTGCTCGAGCATCTGCCGCGAGGCCAGACCTCGGCGCGTGCCGTACTGCAGCCAGATCGCTTTGCGAGACTCAAAGCCGCCCTTGTAGCCAATCACGCCGTAGACTGCCCCGTGGCCAGGCTTGGCAACGTATTTGGCCTTAGTCGTGACTGATCGACGCAGGGCGCCTGTCGATCGCTTCTCGCCCTTCTTGCGGCGGCCTCGGCGAACACCGACCGGAGGCGTAACAGACCGCATTACCGGGATTCCGTTTTTGATAGCCCGCCGCATCGACGCTTGAATGTGCTTTCTGGCGATGTGCCGCGGAAACTCATCGAACCGTGCGATCATCGCCTGGCACTCGGCCACTGGGTCGTTCTTTAGAAATAGCTCGATCACGTGGCTTTCTCCTCGCACGTGAGCTCGTGCTCTTGCCGCGTGCCTAACTCGACGACGGACGAGATGTAGAGGTAGCGGTCGCCGCGGCTCTTCCACCGGATACGCATCTTGCCGCTCACGCCTTCCACGTAGTGGCATGTGACGACCCACTTGGCAGATCCGCCGACGCGGTTCTGCTGCTGCGTCTCGGAATAGCTGATCGACTCGACGGCCGCCCGCCTGGTCGCGTGCGTCGACCAGCTCGAGGTGGCCTCGCCGAACGCGTTCCGCGTCTCGAACTGCTTCTCGATCACGACCGTCTCTCGCAGGCTGCCTGCTGGAATGGCCATTCACCACCTCCCGCTGACAGACTCGCTGGCCAGGAGCGTCTCAAAGGCCATCGGCACCTCGGATGGACTGTCGCCCGATGATGCCTCACGGTTCGCGTATAGGTGCCCCACGTACAGCAGGATGGCCGTGCGGAGCTGCGGCGAGACCGTGGCCTGCCCGGCCCAGTATGTGATCGTCAGCGTGGCAAGGTCCGACATCGACGGAGCGGACGAGAATCGGATCTGGCCGGCGTCGGCGTCGACTGTGTACGTGGACGAGCTCACGGCCGTCCCGTCGACATCCAGTGCCACCGGGTAGCTGCCGCCGGTCAGCACAGGCACCACCGGCAGCCGTAGCACCACAGGGCCGACGTTGTCAGGCCCGCGGGTCCAGCCCGTGCCGTCGGTGGCGTCGAACTTGGCCCGGAGCTGCTGCGGGGCCAGGGCCACGCC